GCCGCATCGGTGATCGTCTCAAACTGGGCCGCAGCAACACGCCCCGAGCCCGCAAGTTGCGCAATGACGCCAGCAGCGGCGCCCTGAGTGCCGGAAGATATCGACCGCGCAAGATCGGCCATCCGCCCAGCCGTGGTGCCGGCTGCGTTGCCGGTCAGAATCAGCGACTTTGCGAATTCCTGCTGTTCTTTGCTCCCCAGCGCGTAGCCGGCGACTAGCCCACCGAGAATGCCAACAACGCCACCGATCGCAACCCGCAGCGGCGTGAACAGCCCGACCAGCGCGCGGGCAGCGTTCCCGATACCGCCGAACGAATCCTTTATCTGGCCACCCTGCTGCACAAGCACAAGCCATGCGGGCATCCCGCTCGCTAGCGAGGTTGCAACGTCAGTGATCTGTGCCGGGAGCTGCGCATACGCCTGTTTTAGCTGATTGGCGTTCACTCGGGCATCGCGCATGCTGCCGCTGGCCGCTTGTATCTGCGCGATCAACTTTGACGCTTGTGGACCGACCCCGAGCCGGTCAGCTTCAAGCTGCGCGGCTTCTAGCGGGGACTTCGCGCCAACCGTTGCCACCTGCCGCTCAAGCGAATTTATGAGCGCATCTTGTGCGGACTTGCGCTGCCGCAACGCGCGCTCCACTTCGCGCTGTGCATCTGCTTCTTCTCTGGCGGCTTTCGCGGCTAGTTTTTCCGCCGCCGCCATGTTCTCATACTGCAGAATCAGCGGGGCTGCTTCCTGGCTGGCACCAGCCTGGCCGGCTCGATACCGCAGTATGTCGGCTTCAGCTTTGCCAAACAGTGCTATCCGCTCCCTTAGCCCGTCGACGAATGCTCTTGATTGCGCAAATTGCCTTTCATGTTGTTCGGCTTTCTCTAGCGATGCTTCCCACGAACGGACATATTCGGATGCTTTCAATAACTCAGCAGCACCTGCGGCCCTTGCGTCGAATAACCGAGTCTCAGCAAGGTCGCGTTGGGCTGGGCTAAGTTTTTCTATCTCAGCAGTCAGTCTTGACACTGCTGACGCGCTCACATCACCAATCGCAGCAGTCTTGGCGAATATGCTATTGAAGGACTCCCACGCGGCGGCCTGCCGTTTCGTTGTTGCTTCTGCTTCTCGTTGAGCCCTTGCTTGTTCTCTGGTCTTCTCTACAATATCATCTATCTTCTGTATCCAAGGGGTCAGCGCGGCAGCATCCGCGCCGCGCATTACCTCCTGGTAGAACTTCGCCTGCCCGGCCGTGGCTTCAAGTTGCACGGCAAACGCTTTGAACCGATCGATCGCCTTGTTCGTCTTCGAGTCGAGTTGGTCTAGGCTCGTTTTAGTGCCAATACCCGACAGTGCTTCTGCGGCCTTGCCGGCGTTGTCAGCCATGGCGCGCGAGGCAACATCCGAAACGGATGTTGCCTTCGCCATGTTCGCCTCAAAGGCCGAAATGTCAGCTTCGACCTGTATGACAGCACGCCCGACAAGATCACTCATTCTTCACCCTCCCGGGAGTGCATAGCTTCAAGCGCCGCCACTTCGAGCACACCCAACAACGAAAACGCCTCGTCGCGTTCCGCTGGTGGAACCTTCAGGCGCCGCCATATCTCAGGCAACACCCCGTAGTCAAGCCCAGTTCGCCCGGCCGGGCCAGTGCGCCATTGCGTTCGCATGGCCAAGAAAACGCGCACGACTGTCGCGTTTTCAGGCCATACATCAATGACCCCGTCGCCCATCAAATCTTCCGGCTCAATCCCGAAAGCGCGAAGACTGGCAATATCCTTGTCGCTCGGCGGCGGCTTGTATAAAGCCGCTCCGAGCTGCTTCAGTTTCCCAGCCGGCCCTCGGTGTGGCTGACTCGGTAGTCAGTCGCAATGGCCACAGCGGCGCCAGGGTAGATGCTCAGGAACTTGGTGAGGCTCTCGGCGTCGAATGGGTACTTGTCCACATTCCAATCCGAAGCCACATCGAGCACCGCTTCAACGTCGCGCGCAATCGCGGCCTTCGTCGCTTCGACAAGCGACACACGCTCAGTATCGGCCTCTTCATCGGCTGCGGCTTTCGCCTTTGCCAGATAGGCGTCGAACAGCGCGGCCAATTCTTCGCGCGTGCGATGCTTGAACGTAAATTCGATCTTCAGCGGCTTACCGTCCGGTGTCGGAATGGCAACGGCGCGCTTGTAGGTCAGCGGATCGGTCGGTTCGAGATTCAGTTTGATTGCCATGATGTGTGTATGAGGTTGTGAAGAAAAAAGCCCCGCTTGGCTGGGCCAGGCAGGGCGAAACCCGCCACCTTTCGGCGGCGGGCATGGCAACGCGAATTAGGTCGCGTAGCTGATGAGGCGGCCTTGCGCGGTGAAGGTGGCTTGCACCTTGTCGACCGAGCCGGCAGCCAGTTGGGGCTGTTCGGCGATGCTCAGATAGCCATAGCCGTAGGTCTTGCGGGTGCCCTTCACGTACTTGTAGGCGACCAACGTGTTGTTGCGGCTGACGTCCATGAACGTATCCCAGTTCGACAGCGACGGATCGAAACCGATGTCGAATGTGATCGTCGAAGACTCGAAACCGTCCGGCAACTTCAGCCCCTGCAACAACTTGATCGGGCGGACGTCCACGAAACGCGGGCCGCCACCAGATGCGCTAATGCCGATGACCTGCGGCAGTTCAAGCCAGGAACTGATCTTGTAGGTCGATCCGACCCCGGCCGCAGCGGCATAGTTGTCGGTGTTGCTGCTGTTCAGGCCTTCAAGTTCGAAGGTGTCGGCAGTCAACTGGTCGACCTTGAACACGGTGTTGTTCGCCAGTTCCCACCCTGACGAGAACAGCACCTCGTCACCGTCGCTGTAGCCGTGGGCAACAGAGGTGAGCACGGACGGGTTCGCGTTCGACGCCGCGGTGATGGTCTTCGCTGCGGCGAAGGTTTGGCTGATGTAGAAAGATGATCCTACGGGGGTTGTGTAAGCCATGATGAGGGCCCTTCAAAAAGAAAAAGCCCGCAGGGCGGGCCGGTTGTGATCGCCCTCGCGGGCACGGAAAAAGCCGCCAGGCACAGATGCCGAGCGGCTTGCTTGTTGGGCGCGCTAGTGGGCTATTCCCACCAGATGCTGAAATCTTGCTGCGCGCCCCTTGTCTTGGTCATTTCCTCATAGCGAGCGATCAAGGCTCCGATCGGCCTAGCGCTGTAAGGCGGCGGCCGGATTGCGTCCTCTATCGATCGCATCAACGTGTTCGCAGCCGATCTCGTGTCGGCCCATACGTTGATCTGCATTCGTGCATTCTTCAGGTTCGGCACGTCACCGTTGATAGGGTCGACGGTCTCCCCGCCGACTTGTTGATAGGTGACATACGGGCGTGCCGTATCAATCGGCGCCACATCGGGATAGATGCGCCCGCTGCAAAGGCCGCCAATGACAGTGACAAGATCCGATTCGATTGTCATTCGGCACCACTTTGCAGTTCTTTGATACGCTCGCCCAGCCGTTCGCGCATGCGATCAACAGCGACCTTTGCCATCGCATCGAACGTGGGACGGATGTACGGGTACGCTGGCACTTGCTCGGGCTTCGACAACCTGGCACGAGTTGCGATGTAGCGTTGCCCGTCATGCCCAACGACAACCTTTGTGCCGTTCTTGACAACGCGCCCATCATCGATCGGGATCAAGTGGTTGTATCTGAAATGCCCGTATTCGACGTTGAACCAGTGGGGCGCCTTTGCCTTGTTGGGGCCAACGGCATAGACCTGTCGTGTTCCGGCCCGCGATTCCTGTTCATCGTGCCAGTGGTAGATCGCGCCCCGTAGGGTGCCGCTCTTGACGTTTGGCGACTGTTGTTCTGCCCCTTCGGCCCTGCGTTGCATTTCCTCGTAGAACACTTTGGCGCCGGCATACGCTGCGGATCGGAGTGCTTTCTCACGCAGGCTGTTCGTGAACTCGGATAGCAGTTCGCCCATCGTCCCGGGAACTGGTGAAGATTGCAGGCTGTCGGCCTTGAACAACATCAGTGAATGGGATCTGCGGCCACCCTTTCGCGCGTTGTCGATGCCCATTGCTACCCCTGATTAGGGCCGCGCTCACACACCAAGTCGGTGTATTCAGAGGTTGCGTAGTCCGGCAACACTGCCCGTATGTCATAGATGACAGATCCGTCAACCACACGCATTCCGGCCGTTATGTCCTCACGGAACCGGTTCAATCTGACACTGATCGTTGCTGACGAAACCGCACCGCCAGCGGCGATTTCCTCGCTAGCGGCGGCACCAGTCGGAGACTTGATCCATGCCCAATCCGTGCTCAGTGCCGACCACGTTCCGACAACCTCGCCGAACGAATCCTCAGTGCTGGCCCGTTGTTGGATCTGCACGTACCGGTTGAATCGACCCGAATTCTGCATGGTCAAATCCCGTAGACGGCCCACTTATCGAGTAACGAATCGTGGAAACGATTCGGGATCTCTGTGAGCCTTGCAGCCGTTTGCGATTCACGATTCGCGTACATGAATGCCGCAGTCAACAGGCACCAAGCCCGGATATCGTCTGGCACGGATGCGGACGACGCGCCAAACCCGACAACGTATGTGATGGTTGCGGCGTTCGGTGAATCTTCGGTGTCTGGCCAGTAGTCTGCCGTTGGGTGCAGCAGTGCAGGCATCGAGTCAGCGACCAACGTGTAATCGCTGCCGGCGAGAGTTTGCGAGTCTCCAGCGGCGTCCGTGTAGCCGACGCTGGTGATGCTTGCTGGGCGATACATCAGCAGTTTCACGGGCGCCCCACCGCTAGGAAATTCGTCCAGCGTCTGCGCCCATGTTTGGTTGATGATGGCCCGCTTCATTTTGCCCTCGCACATCTGGCGAGCGGCAGCGATGAATATCGCCAGTGCGGCGTCTTCGGCGCTGTGAGTGATGCGCGCGTGCGTCTTCAGTTCCGCCACGCTGATAGGTTCAGCCGCGGGGGCCGTGATGAGCGTTAGACCAGCCATGTTGCGCGCCTCAGGTTGTTCGTCGCGCGGGCAACCGGAGCCGCCCGCGCCTTCAGCCTATTAGGCCGGCGGGTTTGCGGTCGCAGCCTGGGCCGGGTGGCCCAACACGGCAACAGCAGCCAGCAAAGCAGCGCTTGCGTTCGCAACCGGGGTGATGGTCAGGCGCGTGTAGCGCTTGGCACCCTTGTACCCGAGTTTGCGGCACTCGTTGTCGTCATCGAACTGGAACGCGGCCAGGACTTCGGTGCCGATCAAATCGGCATCTGCCACGGCGGCAGCGTCGGACAGATTCGACACGTCGCCCTCTTCCAGCAACACCGTGAAGGTGGCGTCAGCATCGGCGATCGAACCGGTGGCGATCACGTAGGTCAGGCTGTCATAGCCCTGGCGGTCGATGATCTGGCCCACCTGGGCCGTGGTGTCAGCAACGGAAACGGGCGACAAAACCCGCTTGATGTTGACGTTGTTCATGAGGTCACGCATGATTGATTCCTTTCAGTGGAATTGTGGTGAAGCGCCCGCCGAAGCGGGCGCGTATCAGGTTCAGGCGCTGAACTTGATGAACTTGATGGCCTCGAAGTTCACCACGCCACCGCCAACCCGACGAGTGGTGTAGAACTTCACATAGGGCTTGTCGGTGTACGGATCGCGCAGGGTGCGCATTCCGATACGGTCGACAATCTGGTACCCCTCGCGGAAATCGCCGAACGCGAGCGACAGGGAATCCGTCGCCAGCGTGGGCATGTCCTGCGCCATCGTCACCGGGTAGCCCAACAGTCGATCGGGCTGGCCGGCTTGCAGGCCGGGTTGCCAGATGTAGCCGTTCGTCGTCGACTCCTTGAACTTGCGGATCTTGGTGATCACCTCGCGGCGGGTCACCCAGCGCGCATTCTGGAGATAGGCCGTCTTGAACGCGCCGATCAGGTCGAACAGGTGATCAGCCGGCGTTGACGCCGCGAAATCACCGTTGACGCCCGTCTTGACGTGCTCGAGCTGCCCCCATGCGCGCGACGAATCCGCAGTCGCGGCCGTGGTGTATGCAGCGAAGCCGCGCGGCTGCGAAACGCCGTTGCCGGAGATGAACGCGGCGCCTTCAGCACGCGCGAACTTGTCGGCAACCTTTGCCTGCAACCATGCTTCGATGTCCACAGCCGCGTCGTCGAGCAGTTTCTGTGTGGCCTTCGGGATTGCGTACATCTCATGGGCTTCGATGCGGTACTTGCCCACTGTCGGCGTGTTCGTGTCGGAGCGCGAACCGGTCTCGCCCACCCAACCGTAAGCCGCCTCGTCCAGATCGTTGACGCCTTCGAGGGCATCACCTGAAATGAACATGACGCTTGCGATCTGGCGAATCGGGCTCAGTTCGTACACTTTCTCGACCACACGGCCAACCGTGGGGGCCGGCACCAGATAGCCGCCATCGGCGTCGGTGCCAACGCTCATCGCCTTGCGCTCCTCGGGAGCAAGCCAGTCGATATTGCCGCGCCGCTGGTACGCCCAATAGGCGCCCTTGTAGGCCTCGTAGTCTTCGGCCGAAGCGTCTGACTTGTCGGAGCCTTGCACGGCGGCAGCGCGGCGCATCTGGTTGAACGACTTCAGTTCGTCGGCGCCACCGGTGGCGGCACCAACGGCCGGGCGGGACATCTTCGCCTGGAGCGCGTCGAATTGCGTCTTGAGTTCGGTCATGTCTGACATGGCCGTATCGAGTTGCGCAACCTTCGCTTCGAGGTCGCCGACGGCTTTGCCCTCGGCCTTGGCCTTGATGAGCGCGTCATTGGCTCGCTTGAATTCCTCGAACGCTTCACCTTGAGCGTCCAGGACTTTCTTGATTTCGTTGATTTCCATGATTCACCTTTCGGAAATGAAAAAGCCGCCAATCGGCGGCGTTGGGGGGAGTGGTTCGCGCGGGATTAGGAGGAGAACGCCCTCCCACGCTTGTGCAGCGCTTGAATTAGCTGCTGGATGGCCTCATCCGAATCACTCGGCCCAGGCTGGTGGAGCGTATCTGTCGGATCTCCCGACCCGATGCGCTTGATGCGAGAAACGAACGCCGTAGCTTGCCGGCCTGACATGCCGATAGACTTCAGGTAATCCTCGGCTTCGGCCATGCTCAGGAGGTCTTCGATTGATTTCAGCCCTGACAGCCTCGCGTGGGCGTTCATGGGTTGATCGACGATGGAGATTTCGCGCAGGATGGCCGATTTGATGGTGCGCCGCGGGTCGCCGGGCTTCTTCCCATAGTCGGCCTTCACGCCGCTGTAGCCGATCGAAAGACCGGACATGGCGCCCTCTTTCACCAATGCGTAGTTGTAACGACCGGTTTCGGTGTCAAGGCCGACCAACTTCCCCTCGACCCGGAGGCCGTTAGCGTCCTCTTCGACTTTTGTCCACACCCCGACAGGGCGAGGATCTGCGCCGAGGGCTGCGCCGTGCTGCATGTACATGGGCACACCACGCCCCTGCGCCTTTAGCCGGGCCAGTGAATCAGCGAAGGCGCCCGGGGCGATCAAGTCGCCACCGTCATCAATGACGCTGTAGACGCTGCCGTAGCCGCTGAAGGTGCCGATGTCGGCTCCCTTGTCACCGGCGAACTTCA